ACGGCACACGACCGTCGATCAAATCTATCGCCCTCGACGATAACACCAGATATGTTTTTGCAAGGCTGACGTATCAGGGCAACACTTACGACATCGGTAGCACTGCGACCGTCAAGTTAGTCATCATCCGTCCCGATAAGGTAGGGGCGCAGGTAGCGGGCGAAGCGAAAGAAATCCAGATGGGACAGGAAGACGAAAGCATTGTCTCTATCTACGGTGCTTATGCTGAGTTAGATCAGACCGCCATTGCTGTGGCAGGCATACTTCTGGGCCAGTTCGTCATCACGAGCGGCGACCAGATTCTGCGGTCGCAGATTTTCGCCGTCAACAATGGCGAGGCTTTGGACGCTGACGAATGGTCGGGCGAGTACGATGGGTACAACCCCGACGAACTGGTTGAAAAGGTCGATGCAGCGGTCGACAAAGTGGACGGCATGGAGGCTGATGTTAGTGAGTTAAAGAGCGGTTTATCACAGAAGCAGTCAACTGGAAAATATTCGTTTGTTGAATTAGAGCCGGGATATTTTGACAGAAGAACAGGCATAAAAAAAGAGCGTGAATCAGATGCGCCCTATGTTCGAAGCGTTGATAAAATCCCCGTAACAGATAACATTCTGGTCGAATATTTAGATTTGCCAAATTCAAGCGTTCGCAGTGATTATGGAGTGATTTTCGTATACTGGGATTCACGCTTGAATTATATCGGAATGTCATCTCAGATTACGTCCGATGCCGTTCTGACATCGATCCCGAGCAATGCGGCATATATCGCTATACAGATCATAAGCAAAACATCCACACCAGTTACAGTCGAGAACGCTCCGACCGTTAATATAAACTGGTTTGAACGTATTGAAATCCAAGACGAAACACCGTTTTCCAACTGGCTGGATCACACATCATATAGTGAAAGCGCAAACCGAATTGCATATTCGGCAAAGTCAGCCTTTAGCGCAGAATCATATATGGTTAATCCAGATTTGAGATACATTATTAGGTATCATAGTAATGCTAACATTACTAATATTTATGTGTGGGAATACACAAAGGACGATACATACATCGGCGGACCGAGAATTTATAATAGCGCAACTGGATATGTGTCTTTTAAGCCTACAGAAAACACCGCATATATAAGATTGTCAGTTAATTTCTCTGGTGTATACAGTGATCCCGGTATTGTTACATTAGTTTGCAGTGACAAAGAAAATCTTTTACCGTCATTTGGCGGATATGTGGACGAAACGCAAACCGATCCGAATGATGTATCAAAAAAGATTTCTATCAAATGGGATGGGCTGGAATCTGTCAAGGTTACAGGAACTATGTCCAAGACATGGAACGTATACAGTCAGAGGATTTATTACAGTGCATCCGAATTTCCCGACGGAATTAAGGCGGGAGATAAACTGTATATGTCGTTTGACAACAACGATTTGCTTGAACAAAACAGAGGGAAACTTGTCGTTAAAAGTCTGTGTTTGACGGTTATGTTTTTCTTCAATAACAGTCCGAGCGACAGAACTACAAGCCAGTTTGTATATGATTCTGTCGAACTGGATGTTCCGAAAGATGCTACTGGGATGCAAATAATGCTGAGAGTGCAGAGAGGTCAGTCTGCTATCACTTTAAATCCTGACGGAACATACGACATTACTTACGTATATGACATTGATGCCAAACTTGATAACTTTGTGGTATCTGCCAAAAACGTAACCGTCAATATTCTCGACAAGATAAACAGGAAGAATATGCCGTGCTTTGTTAGTTTCATCGATGACGATGCGGCAAGCGATCTTTTTTGCGCAAGGTACTTTAATGCGTGTATGCACAACGGAATCACCGGGGCGTATGCGGTGCAGACAGATTTGCTCAACGATACAACAACAGTGTCAAAAATGCTCGAGTATGAAGAGCAGGGAATGGGGGTGCTTACGCATTGCTCGATCCAGACCTCTATTTACAGGGCGGATTCGGAAGAAAGATTAAAGGCTTGTATGGTAGATTTAGCCAAAGCAAAGCGGAAGATGCGTGACTGCGGCTTCTTAACATACAACCATTTCGTTATCCCTTATGGAACGAAATCCGATGATTTGAGAGATATAGCGAGATACCTTGGTTTTGAATCTGCTATATCTACATCTGATAACACCATGAATAGATATGCGGACGACGACCGATATTATATCAAGAGATACGGTTATGTTCCGCAATCTGACTATTCAGCCAATGCAAATTCAGACTACAATAAAGTTTTAAAGCTGATTGGCGATATGGTTAAAATAGGCGCAGGGTGGGTGATTATCACAACTCACTTCTGCGATGACTGGAGCGGTGCAGAATACAGATGGACAACATACCCTTATGACACTACTTTGGATTCAAATGGGTATGAAGTGGGATATACGGAGTTCAATGATCTTGTCACTGCGATAAAAGCAACGGGAGCAAAAATCGTGCCGTATACAGTTGGCATTAATTACTTCCACAGCGGAGCAAGGGGGTAGCACATGAATACTTCCAAAATCATCAAAGGAGTAGTCGGCGGTGGACGCTACACCGTCACTGCTCCGATAATCAAAGAGGACTACGGCTTATACCTTCAGATTGAGGGCATCGAGTTACCCGATACCTACGAGGTGGACTTTTCCAACAGTGAGAACAACGGGACAAGCGTAACCATGATTGGAAACGCTGACGGTGTGCTTATTCCTAGTCAGTTCATCAAGAGTGGGAAAGACGTATTCGCTTTTCTATACCATGTCGGTGCGGACTACGGCAGAACGGTTTTTAAGTTCCGTATCCCCAACAAATTGCGCCCAGACCGCACGAACGAAGAGCCCACTCCCGAAGAGCAGTCAGTGATTGACCAGACCATTTCTGCTCTGAATGATGCAGTAGAATCCGCACAAGAAGCACAAGAAGCTATCGAGAACATGTCCGTATCTGCTGAGACTTTGGCAGAGGGCAGTTCCGCAACCGTCACCAAATCCGAACAGGAAGGTGTGGTGCATCTTGAATTTGGTATCCCTAAAGGTGCGACAGGCGCACAGGGAGAGCGCGGCGAAAAGGGTGACAAAGGTGACCGCGGAGAACAGGGAATACAGGGTATCCAAGGCGAGCGCGGTCTAACTGGTGCAAGCGGTGTTTATATTGGCGACACCGAGCCAACTGATGAGGGAATTAATGTCTGGATTGATACAAGTGAAGATACTGATGATAAATCATCTTCTATTGTTGGAATCGGGCGAGTTGGTTATATGGTGGTAAAAAGTGATACAAGTGCCGATAAATCGTCTCCAATTGTTGGAGTTGGACAGGCGGGTTACATGAAGATATAAGAAAGGAGTCAAAAAATGGCATACACAAAGACTACATGGACAGATGGAGACATTGTTACTAGCGAAAAGCTCAACCACATGGAAGACGGGATTGCAAACAGTGGCGTAATGGTTATCAATGATACGGATGGAACGCTCGACAAGACATGGCAGGAGATTCACGACGCCATGGAGGCGAATACATTTTGTGTAATTAAAAAAGCAGTACAAGTGATCGGCAACTCTGGTGTACATAATTACCTTGTTACTGAGGCCATGAATGATGGAATAGCGGGCTCGTACAGAGTAAACACATTATTTGAACCCAACGTATCCAATAAATATGTAACAACTTCCGCAACTGGATATCCGAAAAAAGTAGACAATGACTAATTAGCATAGCATGGGGACAGCATGTGCTATGTTTCCGTCAATAAAACTACCTAAAGGAGGTGGTTGAATGAGCGTATTAAAAATAAAAGACGCACAAGGTAATTGGGTGGGAGTGCCTCAAATCAAAGGCGATAAGGGCGATACAGGACCGCAAGGACCGAAGGGTGATTCTGGCGCAGACGGCATCTCCCCGACAGTCACCATAACTCCCATCACAGGCGGTCACAGAATCACTATCACGGATAAGGACGGTGAGCATTCTGCGGATGTAATGGATGGCACAGGGAATGTTGATGATGTGCAGATTGATGGGCAGAGTATCGTTGAGAATGGTGTGGCGAATGTGCCGATTGCGAGTACATCACAATATGGAGCTGTAAAAATCGGTGATGGGTTACAATTGTGGGGCGGACGGACTCTTAGAACATCACCTGCAAGCGGAGTAACTCTAAAAAATGGAAATAACTCGTTTTATCCTATTGTATCGCAACATCAGCACGAATCCACCTTCTACGGACTTGCCAAAGCCGCAGGACATGACGAGAAAAACTCTACTCTGCCTGTGGGAGAGTATACAGATGAAGCTAAGTCTGCTATTCAAACTATGCTAGGAGTTAATAATATTGAAGATAGAATTGATGTAATTAAAGATAAATATTGGTATGCAGGTGCTATTGATTCTACTAATACTGGGTTTGTATCTACAGATGGAGACATAATCGGGACAAATACAAATTATAAATATATTAAATACACGCCTAAAAATGAAGCTATAAAAATTAGAGTTGATTCATTATATGTTAATGGAAGTGGCTCGTCTTATGCGGTGTTTGCTTTTTATAAATCTGATAATACGTTTATAAAAGCAGTAACAAATAGCGATATTAACACTGGGACGGCTCAATCTTTGTTTGAAGGTGTTGAAGCAACAATTCCCAAAGGAACTGCATATATTTTAATTACATTTGGAAACATGTCATCTTCAACGGAATTTAGTACCATTACTGAATATGGTATTTATGTTCCTAAAACAAAACTTAAATTATTTAATATTCCAGTATCAGGAGATTGGGCACAGCAATTTTATTTTCATATTGCTACATCGGAACTTGGTGATTATTCATCTCTTTATTTTAATGCAAAGTTTGAAACTAGTGAACCTGTATTAAAATACGATATCTTTTTTACTGGATATGAAGAGAATTATAGCGGAAGAGTTTTTACTATATACCATACAAATCTTACTAAGGGAATTAATGACAATGAAGTTATTATTTCAGAAAACTTCCAAAATATAGCAAACTCTATTAAAGCTAAATATTGGACTGGAGTTGTTGTAAATTTATATTATGCACAACCTACAGCAGGAGCAGGTAATATTAGATTATTAAATAAATATTCTATTATATCAAAGTATTGTACTTTAAACG